AAAGACTTAATCATTTTATTATTGCTTGGCATTATCCTTGCGTTCGTTTGGAACTTAGAAATTTATTTGGTGTAGTATGAAAAAGATAACCTCAGACAAACTAAACCAAAGCATCAAACAAGTAGCCTGGACTAATAGCAAAGGTCAGAAACAAATCAGCTACTATCTTAAATATACTTTCAATAACAAAAGAAGAAGTATCAAGATAGGTAATGCTGCAACTCCTATACAAACAGTACGCAAGATTGCAAGTGAACTACAAGCCAAGATGTTGCTTGATACTAGCTTTGATCCTTTGGCTAAGAATGACAGCAGTAAAAAGGCAACTACAGACGAAGTCTTTGCTAAATACCAACAACAGTTGGAAATGAATAACAGAAAAACCATTCAAGAGTATGTGCGCTTGTACGAGAAAGACATCAAGCCTGGCTTTGGTCATTTACCGATAGATACAATTAGCAGAGGAGATGTTAAGTCTTGGTTTGATAATCTTAGTTTAAGATCTAAATATACTGCCAATCGTTGTCTGACTATTTTAAAGACTGTCTTTGAGATTGCGATTGATTACGAATACCTGGAAACCAATCCAGCTAGTAGAATCAAAAAGCACGCAGAGGTAAAACGAGAAAGATTTTATTCGCCAGAAGAAAAGATTTTAATATTCCAAGAATTATTTAGGAGATTAGAAGAAGATAACTCTTTGTTGCACTCAGTTAGTTTCATCTTAGTTTTGATATTTTCTGGCGCTAGAAAATCCGAGCTTGCTTCTGCTACATGGGATGACTGGCATGGCGACTATATTGAGCTGAAAGAACATAAAACCGATAAAAATGGCAAAACCAGAAAAATTTGGTTGAATTCTCAAAGTCGGAGCGTAATACAAGCTCTACAAGGCGAGAAAAAGAAAAAAACGATATTTGGTATCAAAAATCCTAAAAGGCTCTGGAACAGCGTGAAATTAGCTTGTAAGGAATTTGCGCCAAATATAGATAAAATTAGACTGCATGATCTCCGTCATTCCTTTGGAACTGTTGCAAATAGCGCAAATGTAGATTTTTTACAGACTGGTGAGCTTATGGGTCATCAATCGCTTAGTATGATGAAGCGTTATCAACATATTGAGGATAAAACGAGTAAGGAAAACATAGAGAAAATCGGAGATGAGATTCTCTCAGAAATTAATTTACCTACAACTTTTTTTCAATGACAAAAATCTGTTTAGCTTTTTCAAACGAAATATTATGATCGTCAGCCAAAAAAGTAAGTTTCTGTCTGGGGAAGGAGTCTTTATCCTTGATTGCGTTCATTACTATTTTTTTCTTGGTAAGCGTATCATAAGAATTCCAAGAACTAATTTGTTTAAGATTGCGACCACAGATACAAGAATCTTTAAGTCCATAAGTTGTAGAGCAAATACTTATGCAAGGAGAGTCCTCTAATGAAGTGGACAAACCATCCATCTTTAGTTGGTCACGAAAACACATTCTTTGCTCTTTCATATAATTTATGTTTTAATTATATCACTTGGAAGGAAAATTTAACAAACAAGAAAAAACTATGAATGACGATAAGAAATTTATTACGGCTAAAGAATTGGCAAAGCGTTGGAAAAGATCAAGTAGGACGCTGGCAAATCAAAGACTTGCAGGAAAGGGATGTCCGTACTATAAAATATCTGGGAAGGTCTTATACGATATGAAAGATGTGGAGAAAATAGAAAGTGAGAACTTCATCGACAGAGAATAACAAAACTACTGAGCAGGCAATATTAATGGCGCAACACTCAAAGCATCCGCCTTCTAGTTTATTTAGAGATTTAGGCGGCTGTACTGGTTGGAGTTCCTTAGCTCAAGAAGTTGAACAACCAAAAGCTAACTTTGCTGCACATCTTGGAACTGCGGTACATGAAATATCTGAAACAATTTTAAAAGATCGTATAGATAATCTGAAAGTAGAAGATTATTGGTTAGGCAAAACTATGATGGTTGAAGATGTGGAAATCAACATTGAGCAAGAGCATTGTGATTGGGCAAAATTTTATACAGATTATGTTAATAAAAGAGAAAAAGAATTAGAAGCAGAAAAATACATTGAGCGTAAAGTTTATGTAACAGAGATAAACAAAGACTTATATGGTACTGCCGATATTATCCTGGTGGGTAAAGACATCATAGAAGTTATAGATTTAAAGACAGGCACATGGCCTGTCAGTCCAGAGAATTTTAATCCACAACTATCAACATACGCTTTGGGAGCTATAGCAGAATTTAATATAGAAGATCCTAGAATGAACGTGATGATGACTATAGTGCAACCGAGAGCTAAAGAGCCAGTTAAAAGTTGGACTTGTAGTGTAGAGGATTTAACGAATTGGGGGTTTGATGTTCTGAAACCTGCTTTGGATGAAGCAGACTCAGAATCCCCAGTATTTGCATATAGTGTCGAAGGCTGTCGCTTTTGTCCTGCAAAATCAATATGTGATGAATATAAAAAAAATACAGAGGTAAAAAATGACTGAAGAAGAAATACAAAGTCCTACGCTTACACTTGATGGAAAGGATTATCTTGAAGCTGATTTAAGCAAGGAACAAATGGAACTCTTAAATACTGTGAAATTTTTAGAACCACAGATTCAAGAGTTAAATAATAAACTGTATGTTCTTAACGATCACAAAGCTAGATTGATTAACGATTTAAAACAATCTTTAGAGAGTGGTGTTGAAGAAGCAACAATCATTGAAACGAAGGAGATAAAAGATGAGTCTAGTTAATATAAGAAAGAAAACTATACAGAAAGCTCCCAAAATGGCTCTCTTTGCGGAGATGGGATTGGGAAAAACTTATCACGCAGCTAAACTGACTGCTCCTATCTTTGAAGATTTAGAAGATGGAATGGGAAAAGTTAAAACTGTTGATGGCAAAGATCCTCACGCTTTTTCCGATTCCAAATCTTACAATGATGTTATAAAAAATATAGATTGGCTTGTTAATAACGAACACGAATATAAAACTTATGTGTTGGATTCACTATCTAAATTTGAATTGTATGTTTGGCAAGAAGTAATGAGTAGATACAACATTAAAGATATGAAAGCTAATTGGTATGCTGGTTACGATAATGCAGTTGATATTTGGTTGGAGTATCTTAAAAAATTAGAATTATTAAGAGAGAAAGGCATAACTATCATGTTAATTGGTCATGTACATACTGAAACAGTAAAAGATCCCTCTGTGGATATGCCTTATGAAAGACACGTTTTGGATGTGCATAAAAAAGCTAGACCAGAGATTACTCAATGGTTGGATTGTTTATTTTTTGCACAAATGAAAAAAGGAACTGTGATTGTAAAACAAAATGGTAAAACTGAAGCTAAAGTAAAACAGTCCTCAGACGAAAGAATTGTTTGGTGTAATGATCAAATATTTTGCCAAGCAAAAAATCGTTATGGATTACCAGATCAACTTCCCTTAGATTGGGATGTCATTAGACAGGAGATGAAAAAGTAATGGATGACGAGATAATTTTATGCGATGAATGTACCAAAGAAGCTATTTATAAGGCAGAAGGGTTATTTCTTTGCGAAGTGTGTTTGAATAAATCCAAAAAAAGCGAGGTAAAAATATGGACTTAAATCAATATATGGAAGGTGGCTTAGAAGTAGGTCAAGAAGATGAACCAATAACACCTGGTAGATATACCATGCACTATGTTTCTGAACAAGAGATGCGAAATGATAGCGGTTGGGTTGGAATTAGACTTACATTTTCAATTCAATGTGAAAAGTTCGGTGGCAGATTGGTATCTGGTTTATTTACAGTTGCTAATCCAAAATCTCCTAAATCGGTAGAGATTGGTAGAACTGAGTTGTCAGCTTTAGCTAGTGTTTGTGGCTTGACTGCTCTTAAAAATACTGAGGAACTTAAAGGAATTAATTTTACTGCTATGGTAAAAATTAATGACAATGGCTATCCAGAAATAGACAGTCAGTTTGGTAAAGGTTTCGGTAAAGCCGAGCAAGGCGAATCTATTCTTCCCAAAGAAGAAGTAGCTACGCCAAAGCCAGTAGAGGTTGATCCTTTAGACAGCGAAGAAATCCCTTTTTAGATGAAAAAAACTAGCTTGTGCAAGGTCTGTAACAGACCTGCACGAGGGTTTCTTTACAAACATAACGATGTTTATTATGGTAGTTGCTCAATGGAGCATTTAGAGAGAATAAAGGAGAGAATTGAAAAAGGAGAAAAATTAGCGAGAAAAACATATACCAATAGTCTTGGTGTGCAATACGCTCGTAAGCAATCCAAAGAAAAATACTTAGAGATTGCAAAACAGACTGGTAGCTTTGAGTTACACAAATGGTCTAACGAACAAAGAGATTCTTTTTTCAATACAATAATTTTAAATTACTTGGATTTTGAATCCGAGCTAGGTAACGATAATGGATCTGACTAAATTTTATGAGAATGGTTTAGTATTAGACAAAGAATTACATTTTGGAAGTGGCAAGGATATTTCTGATGCTATCAACCAAATGAATGACGATGGTTTAGCAGTTAGTTTTATAGATACATCTGGAGAAGTTATCAGATGTATGGTCAAAGCAAGTGCGACTACAAGGCCTGATAAGAGTAATGAAAAGTCTGGGTGGTATGTCTATAACGAAAATAAGAATTACATTAACATTACTTATGGCAACTGGCGTACAGGCGAGCAAAAGAAATGGTCAAACACCGATGTCAATAAACTTTCCTTACGAGAGCAAAACGAATTAAAAGCCATTGTTCAAGACAACATAGAAAGGCAGAAAAAAGAAAGAAAAATAAGGCAAGATGAAGTAGCTCAAGATTGCCAAGCAAGATTTAAAAAAGGAATTGACTGCGTTGGTCATAAATACCTCGAAGATAAAAAAATTAAAAATTATGGTTTGAAAACAATAAGAGATTTTCTTGTTGTTCCCTTATATTCTACAACCAATGTCAAGCCTGAGATTAGGTCGTTGCAATACATAGATAAGAAGGGCGAGAAAAGATTTGTCAGCGCAAGTGAAGTCAAAGGTAGTGTTCACATTGTTGGTTTCAGTTGGTCAGAGTGGCAAGACCTAGACCAAGTCTTAGTTGTTGAAGGTATAGCAACAGCATACTCAGTTTTTGAAGCAACGAACTTACCAGTTGTTTGCGTATTTTCAGCGAACTTTGGTCTTACTGCTCTTACTAATTTAAGAAAGCTAACCAAAGCTAGGTTTATTATTTGCTTTGATAACGACAGCAATCAAGTTGGACAAAAGAAAGCAGAAGAAATTACTTCAGCAATCAACAATACAGTTGTCAGATTGCCTTCCATTGTTGGCGACTTTAACGACTTACATCAAGAGCAAGGCTTGGATGTTGTCAGAAATGAAATCCTAGATCGTGGTTTGCCTTTAAAACAATTTAATATCAAGTTTCTCAAAGGCGAGATACCAAAAAGAGAATGGTTAGTAGAAAATTTTATTGAGCTTGGGAAACCAGGAATAATGGCAAGTATTGGTGGTATAGGTAAATCCATGTTGGCATTGGACTTATGTTTGAAAGTTGCGCATGGTTCTGGTTCTTGGTTAGGCAATCCGATTGTAAGTTCTGGGAGTGCAGTTTATTTAAGTGCGGAAGATGATGCACAAGAATTGCATAGACGAGTCGATTCATTGGATAAAGAAGGCAAAAGGTTTGAAGGTTTAAACGAAGTTTATGCTTTGCCAATACCTAGTATGAAAGAAAGATTAATTGTCTTAGGCGATACCAGTTCACAAGGTTTGCACACAACAGCACAAGCAGATGAATTAATAACTGCTTTAGAAAGCATAGATAATTTAAAGTTGGTGGTAATTGATCCAGTACAAAGTTTTGTGAGTGCGAGTATCAGTAGTTCTAATGAAGCTGGTCAGATGTATGCGAGTTTTTGCGCTAGTATTTCCGCAAGACTAGGCGCTACAGTTTTAAGTATTCATCACATGAGCAAAGCTGGTTTGGTATCTACCGAAGATAACATGACAGCAAGAGCAAGTATTCGTGGTGCGAGTTCGCTCGTTGATGCACATAGATTTGCATTAGCGTTGTATTTGAGTTCGGAAGAAGAAGCAGAGCGTTTGTGTTTGCAAAATGGCGTAGAATTTGACAGAACCAGAGTTGTGAGAGCAAGTATGGTCAAGTCAAATAGTGAAATAGATTATTCAGTCAAGACTTTGTTTAGAAAAGACGTTGTGCTTGAGCCGATAGAAGATATTAAAGGGGGTATAAATTGGGATTAAAAGTTTTAAGTTTATTTGATGGCATGAGTTGTGGCCAGTTGGCTTTGCAAAGACTTGGTATTGAAGTTGATACTTATTATGCAAGTGAAATAGATAAGTATGCAATCCAGGTTACCCAAGCAAACTTTCCAAAAACAATTCAAGTTGGTGATGTTTGTAAGTTAAAAGCAGAAGATTACAAAGATATAGATTTGATTTTAGCTGGTAGTCCATGTCAAGGATTTAGTTTTGCTGGTAAGCAGTTGGCTTTTGATGATCCTCGTTCAGCGTTGTTCTTTGAATTTATTAGATTGTTAAAAGAAATCAAGCCAAAGTATTTTCTTTTAGAAAACGTAAAAATGAAACAACAATTTCAAGATGTTATTACCGAACAAGTATCGGCTTGTTATCCAGACTTTGAAGGTGGCGATTTGTTTGGCAGTCAAATAAAACCTATCCTAATCAATTCAGCTTTACTAAGCGCACAGAATAGACAAAGACTGTATTGGACTAACATACCTAATATCGAACAGCCAGAAGATAAAGGCATAGTATTGAGAGATATTTTGGAAGATAATCCTGGAAATAAATATAGTTTGTCAGTTGCAAAGGTTGATAGAGTTTTAAACTCACCAAGAGGAAAGGGTTTTTTTTACAACAAAGATTCAGAAAAAATTGGTACTTTGGTTGCTGGTTATTATAAAGAGCCAACAGATGCGAGTTATATTGAAACCAAACCTAAACAAGTAGGCAAAATTAAAGATGGTGGGCAAGGTAATCGCATCTATTCTCAAGATGGAAAATCTTCTACTCTATCCGCTCAGTCTGGCGGTACTGCTGGAGTTGGAAATACTTTAGTAGAAACTAAGCCAAAACAAGTCGGTATAGCCACAGACATAAAAGGACACGACATACTTAAAAGAGTTTATTCGCCAGATGGTAAATCGCCAACACTTAATACAATGGGCGGTGGTAATCGTGAGCCAAAAGTTGTATCTGGGGCCTGGCGAGGTAGATACAAGGCAGACGGCACGACAGAGCAAAAGTTAGAGTTGAATCAAAGTGGTAAGTCTAATAGTTTAACGACTGTGCAAAAAGATAGCGTAGTGGTTAATGACAACCTATCATGGCGTAAGCTAACGCCTTTGGAGTGTATGCGACTACAAACAGTACCAGATGATTATTTGATGCCTGTTTCTAATACACAAAAATATAAAATGCTTGGTAATGGTTGGACAGTTGATGTTATTGCTCACATTTTAAATAATATGAAACTATGAAAAAAGAAGAATACGATCCAAACGATTTATCTATAAAAAACGCTTATGCTACTCGCTGGATTTGGTATCACACGTTATTAGGTTTATTACTGCTAATGAGCAACATACTTTTAATTTCTATTTTGACAATCCTGGCGGTTAAGTTATGAGCTTTATCAGAAGAAGAAAGAAAAAAAATCGCAAGGCAGAGAGAGAATATAACGAGTCGCTCTGGAAAGCGTATCCCAAGAAAAAGAAAGATGAGCAAGATTAATCCAGAACATTATAAGTTTGGCGGTGTTGAATGTATTGATGCTATCAAAAGCAGTCTTAGTCCAGAACAATTTAGAGGGTATCTCAAAGCCAGTATTATTAAATATCTATGGCGGTATGAGAAAAAGAATGGTTTAGAGGACTTAGAAAAGGCAGATTGGTTTTTAAGAAAATTAAGATATGAGGTGGAAATTGTCCAAAGGAAGCGAAGTAAGACCATTTAACAAGAAGAAATTTGACGAAGAATTTGAGAGAATCTTCGGCAAAAAGAAGGAAAAAAAGAAGCGTGATTGAGTACCCCATAATACCGACCATAAGGACTATGGGTTCTTGTGACTCCGTACCCCATCATCCTTCATATACTATATACAATATACTATTAAAAATAAGCAAAAGCCGAGTGGCTTTTTGCTTATTTTTTTTAAGTGTGTGAGGAGATAAATTGGAGCAAGAATACTGGTGGCTTAAAAGCATAGATGTGGAGCGTGAGAGCGAATCGGCAGAGATTCGCATAGCGTTAGTGGGGAAGTATAAGAACGATTATTCTCGCATGAAGCAAGTATGTTGGAAGTGGTATAGAGCGCAGTTGGGGAGAAAAGATATTAGCAGTAGTGGCAAGTTAGTGCTGTATTGCATAGTGGAGCGGTTTAATAAGTATGGAAATTGGTCGTGTCCTGATAGTTTTAGTTATTTAGCGAGTATGAGTGGGTTATCGAGCAAGTTGGTAGCAAAGCGAGTGTATGAGCTAGTAGATTTGAACGTGGTTTGGCTAGTGCTTGAGGGGGATGAGCGTAGAGGAATGAAAAGGATTAAGCAGCATTCGCGTAAGCGTAAGCATATTTTGTTAGTGGGTTTGGGGAAGCTGCTTAGCGACCACTACGCCTGAGGTGTTTCTTTCTGATTCTGCGCTTGTGCTTGTTAAGCGTGGAAGATTTAATATTTTTTCTTTTGGCTTGTGAAGTCTTTTTAATTACTGGTATTGGGCGTGGGGTTTGAGTTTTCGATCTTTGCATTGGTTTAGTGGAAGGAAGGTTTCAAGGGGAGAATTATATTATGAAAAAGAAACCTTCCTTCGCTAATTATTGTTCTATTTTACCTAACTCTAAGATTTTTAACATAAATTGTTTTTTGTTATGCAAGGTCTTAGCTTTTAATCTAGCGGTTTTTAAGTCGTTTAATTGTTTGGTTTTATTCATGGTTACTTTCTGTTAAATCTGGGCTATCAACTATTTCTTTAATCATATTTGCTAACCAATAAACAGAACAATAAGGATTGTCTTTATTAGCTTTACAAAGCGATTGTATTTCATTAATCATTTCTTCTTTATTCATGGTTATCTCCTTTTGAAAAAAATATATTGTTGGCATAGTCAATAGCCTGTTTTTCGGTTAGTCCTTTTTGCAAACCTCGCTCGACCAAATACTCCAAGTGTGCTTGTACTAAATAATTTCTACTCATTGCTTTCCCTTTGGTTAAAGTTTGGGTTAAGTCTGATTTCTCTGTCCAGACTGCTTTCCCTTGCTTTTGGTTTAAAATTCTCAAGTAATGCTTTCAAGTTAGCCATTTCTTGATTCCTTAATAAAATCCTATCAATGATTTTTTCTTCTTCTTTTTGTGTCATTAAATGGATTTCTTTGGTTAATAAATTTCGATCATCATAGTTAGCGCAATACAAACTAGATAGTCGGTCATTTATTTGTTCTTCGGTAAGATTGTCTAAGTTCATTGTTTATTTATCTCCTTCTTTACTGCTTGTTTAAAATGTCTTTCCAAAGTAATAGGTACTTCATAAAGGGTGTCAGTTATAGGGCAGTACCAAACTTCAAGCTCTCCTGCTACTTTGGTTTCTACATATTCTAAATCTTCTAAGTTCATGGTTATTTCTCCTTATGTTATGTTTCTAAGTATTAAGTCCGATTCATTTTTGCCTTTAGCTACGGCACAATGTCCAAAAACTTCAGACTCCTCAAACTCTGTATATTCTTCTTCTAATGATTCACGTACGAGGGATTTATATTCCTCTAATGTTTCATTATCTCTTATGACTTCATGCTCACAATTATTAGGAAAGATTGCTACTGCCAATATATCTTCTGTTAGTGGCTCAAAATAGAAAGTTCCTGCATCTTGGCACTCATTATCTACTTCATAAGTGATTGAATTATCCGTAATTTCTATCGAATGAAAACAAAAATATCCGAATTGTGAAATTTTAGTAACTAAAATTGATTTTAATTCGTTTAAATTAGGATTGCCGTTAAAGTCATTTTCTACTTCTATTATTTCTATATCTGAGTCGCTATAGCCCTCGCCATTCCATGACTCAGTTACTAGGTATTTTGTTTTTGACATGGTTATTTCTCCTTTTTTTTCTTTTGCATCTCGTTAAACTTTTTTGATTGCTCAGGCGTAAGACCTGCAAAATAATTTAAAAGATTACCCTCATATTGGTCAAAAAGTTTTTCTAAATCTTTGTTCATAGTTATTTCTCCTCTTGGTTTAATAATCCTTCATCTAACATAATCTCGTTAAGTTCTTGAAGGGCGTTCTGGTAATTGTTTGATATTTGATTTTTACTAGACTTATAACATTTGTTACAAGTATCCGAACCTATAGGGTGGTATTCGCCAATGTAAAAGTCATTAGTATGCAAAGAATAGTAAAGGTAATTATCGCCTTCAAGGTGTACATGGTGGCTATAAGTATCAATATTATCTTCGCATATTGTTTTATTACAGTTATTGCAAATTATTTGTTTCATTAATAATTCTCCTTTGTTTGTTAATGATGAAGTTATTATATATACATTTATTAACATGTCAATACACTAATTAACCTTTTTTTAGTAATGATTAATAATGAATAAACTGCTTAAAAAAGTTAAAATAAACCATGCAAGAGAAGAAAAAAGCGGGAAGAAAACCTATTGTTTTAGACCATAACGAAATAGAGCGTTTAGCTGGAATGGGTTTAAATGAACGTCAAATATGCGCTAGTTTAGGGATTAATCCCTCAACGCTTACAAGAAAGAAGCATATAAAAAGCATAAAGCACGCATTGGAAAAAGGGCGTGCATCTGCAATCGCTCAAGTGAGTTCACAGTTATTTAATAATGCTATGGAAGGCAAAGAAACAAGTGCTATTTTTTTCTTAAAGAACCGCGACCCAGATAACTGGAAAGACAGAAATATTTTAGAAACCAATCACACGATAAATTTAAGTCATGTTATCAATTCCGCAAAAGATAGAGTGGGAGATACAACTCAAACAGTAAAACGCCTTGACGAGCCAATAGACAAAGGGGGGAGCATTTTCTTAGATAACAAGGGCGCACAAAAGAACAATGATTCTGATACTATTCTCTCTCCTTCCAAAGACTCAGAATCCTAGAGCGTGAATGATTTTCCTTTTCTCCGTCATTCACGCTCGACAAAATCGCAAGAACCCCCCTTTCGTTCGTGGCGTGGTAGCGTTATATATATAACTAATGAACTAATTTTTTTTTAATTTTATGAAATATGGTGTAGAAGCAGAAAAAGAACTAATGACCGAACTTTGGTCAATGAATATCAAAGATGATCCACTAAACTTTGTGAAATTCGTCTTTGAATGGGGAAAAGAAGGCACCCCCCTCGAAAACTTTACTGGCCCTCGTAAGTGGCAAGAAAAAATTTTGCGAGATATTGGAATACACATACAAAGAAATCAAAGCGTAGATCTACCAGAAATGTTCCGCCTAGCTGTAGCTAGTGGTCGTGGTATTGGAAAATCCGCTTTGGTGTCTTGGTTAATACTCTGGATGCTTTCGACACGTTTAGGCTCAACTATAATCGTAACAGCAAACACCGAACAACAATTACGCTCAAGAACATGGGCAGAATTAGGAAAATGGCTAACTTTAGCCATAAATTCGCATTGGTTTAACAAAACCGCTACGACTATCAGACCAGCACAATGGTTTGAAGAAGCGTTAATTCGTGATTTAAAAATAGATACTGGCTATTATTACGCACAAGCACAGCTTTGGAGCGAAGAAAATCCAGATGCGTTCGCTGGAATCCACTCAAGTTACGGAGTT